TTCGGTGACAGTTCCTTCCAAACACTGGCAAGGATCTTCATTACAAATAGGACATGCTTGTTCCATATAAGATGATGCAGCATCCGTATCGTGTTCGGCATTTGTAATCTTTGCCTGAACCCAAGCTGGTAAGTTATCCTTGTCAGTCTTTTTAGCAAGAACTTTTGCAAGTTTTTTTAGATTGTCTGCGGATTTTTCTACCTGCTTTTTAGCCATTGATACTTCATGATCACCCTTCTCATAATTCTTTGCTTCTTCCACTTTCTTCCTTCCTTGACAGTGTGCTCTTTGTGAAAAACCTTTTGGATTCTTACAGTCGATAGACTTCTTGTATTTTTCAGACCATCCCTCACTCACTGCTCCACCATTTCCATTACCACCATTACCGTTCCCATTACCATTCTTTGGGGTCTCAGTAGATTCTTCTCCACCTTCCTTTTCTTCATGCTCACTATCCTTCATCAAACGACCTGATGGCATAACATGGTGACCAGCAGGTATCTTCTTACACTTCTTTGAAGTGAAGCAGTAGTAGTAACCCTTCTTGCAGGATTTTTTCATTATTACTATTCAGTCTTATTATTATTTAGAAAACCTTGCTTAAGTAATTTTTGAAGTTCTGTTGTAGACCCAACAAATACGGCATTATTAGTGACTGTATTTGGTCCTTTGTTGACAACTTCTTCCTCAACATCCTTTAATTTCTTCTGCAAGTCGATCAACTTATCTGTGGTATCTGCTACACTCTTAATCAACTGACCAGCAACTTCATATGCTCTGGGACTACCACCTTCTCCAGCGAGTTCCATAATACCGTTGATTGCTTCTTGACCCTTTTCAATCAACGAATATAAGTTTGCTCTTGTATATTCATAATCTTTTGAAATATCAGTCTTTTGCTCAGGTTTCTGAATACTCTTAGGAGTATCATCATTTTTGACAATACTACTCTCTACATTTAGAGCTTCGTCGATAGAATTGAATTCTGACATGATTTATCAAATATCAGTTTGTAGTGTGGGACTGTATTCTTGCGAATCACCAAGGAATGTCCAATCTTCATCGAATTCGAAAGTATCCCCAGGTTCAGCATCGATTGGATCTGGAACCACAGTATATCTCATTTCTCTCTTAGCGGTAGCTGTATTTGTATCAGCGTAGTTATCAACAATAACCTTGCGAATGAGACCCTCTGGATTATCTGCAACAGGACCAAACAAATATGTCTTTGCAGTAAATCTTAAAGTATATATTAAAGATCTTCTACTTGTAAAATCTCCCTCATAATCATCTTGGAAATCAACACTGTTTAATGTAATTGGTATATCTCTTTTTTCTCCAATAGAATCTATCAAATTGATAGTGATATTCAGAGATGGTTGAAAGTTAGGTAAAATCTGCTCCACAATTTGCAAAGCGTCATCATTCAGTTTTGATAAAATGCTCAGTTCAAAACCAATATTATATGGCACTGGCATGTAGACTTTTTTAACATTCCCTTCACTATCACATTCTTTGAAGGTTTGTGTTATACCAGTTTTTCTAGTTGGATCATACTCCAAAGAAACCATTTCAAATGCCATACGTGGCAAATTAATAGCAACTGCTTTGGTTAATTTTGACTGCTCTTCAATCTTCGCTAAGTACTTTTGTTTTGGACCATATGACAAACCAACCTTAATCTCCTCAAGTATTGATCCGTCTTTTTTCTTGTGCTTTATATAAATTTCATTAAATAAGGTTCCAAAACCAATAATAGTCTTTCTTATAATTTCGTGATAAAAATAAGTACCTAACATTAATATTCTCCAAATGGGTTAGATTCTGTAAAGTCTAAAATACCGTCAGCTTGAGATTCAATATATTCGTTAGAATCGTATGAGTAATTATATGTATCAGAATCATAAGATTCTACTATATATCTTGCTGAAGAGGAGGAACCAACAATAACCTCTCCATTATAGAATTTTCCATTGTTTATAGAAATTCTCAAAGATGTAACAGCAGGAATACCAGGAGTTGCTGAAACTACAGTTCTGAAGTCCTTAACAACAGCTATGGTTCCTGAGGTTTGACCTGTAATAGATTCATTATATATAAATGTTCCAATACCTGTTGGTGCAAGAGATTCGATTGTAACCGTGGGTGCTTCTGTATAACCAAAACCAGCATTTGTTAATCTTATTTGACTTACTTCTCCACCAGAAATCAGAGCAACAGCAGTTGCTGTTTGACCTATTGAAGGTCCCGTAAGTGTTACTGTTGGGACATCATAATATCCATCACCTACTTCCGTTAATGTGAAACCAGATATTCCATTGTCAACAATAACAGCAGTAGCGGCTGCTCCTACACCACCTCCACCAGAGAATGAAATTGTAGGTGGATTTGTTGCTGTATAACCAGTTCCTGGATTTGTTATTTGAATTTCTTTAACAGATTTTACTCCACCAATAGAGGTTGTAATAGCAACAGCTGTTGCTCTGACTCCAGAAATTGGACTCGATACAGTTACTACTGGTGTTGATGTATATCCAGAACCATCATTTGTTAGTACAATCCGACCAACCATTCCCAAATCACCGACCGATGCAGTTGCTGTTGCTGATGTTGCAGTTCCAACAAGAGTTAAGGTTGTAATATAACCTTCATCTTCTACAGTATTATCAACTTCATCGACAGCAGTGTCAATAAGTTCATTTTCATACTCATAAAGTTCACAACTCAAGTCATAAGTATAACTAGATCCTAATTGATAAAAAGGTTTTTCAGATTCAACTCTCTTAATCTCAAAAAGTCTCTCACCAAGTGGGAAATATATCAAATCACCTTCTTTTGGTCTTGTAATCAAATCTGCGAAGTCATAATCAGTAATTCTTCCTTCTCTAATACCTGATGAAATACCTTCCAAGAATGGAGCGATAAATTCTTCAAACCTTTCTCTGGAAATAGTTAAACTGACTTCATTAGTAAGTTTTAATCCAAACTTACTCATGATGTCTACACCAGGATTGTATCCATCATAATTGTTTATATACGCTTCAATTAAGAATGTATCGTCAAACTTGGATGATTGAATCTCTCTTATAACAAGATCGGACTTTAAAATTTTTCTTGGAAGATAATATACTTCTACACCATAGATTTTTATCTGCTCATTAATAAGATCCTGAACAAGAAATTGTTCATTCGTAGAACCTTGAAGAAAGAAGGGATTTAGTGTCATAATTATCCAATGAAGTCGTATGGTGGAAGTTCATATTCCATAGCCATTTTTTGTTTAATTTCTTGCAACTCCCTTTCTCCATCCTCATACAATTGTCTACCATTTAATTCAATTCCACCTGGAAGTTTTACACCTTGGAATTTTATTAAATTCTGACCCCATTGTCTTTTGATTAGCGCAGTCAAATATAGTTTGACAAAACTGTCATTATATATCTTAGAAAAATCTGCAGGATCTAAGGCTCTATAACAATCAAGAACTAAGAAGTCACCTGCGGTCTGTGCTTTCCAATCAATATCCAAATAAAGTCTGTTCTGACGTTTATTAAATCTTATCTGTTTATCAGTAGTTAATAAGAAATCAATATCTTCAAGATATGATTTTGTCATAGCATATTGCAACAACTCGACGGAGTTGAAGTAATATAAATCATTCAAAAATAATTGATACTTAATGCTAAACATTCCTCCCGAAATAGCACTAGTATCAAATCTGAATATTTTTTCAACACCAATTACGGAGTCTGGAACCTGAATATAATTGGAGTTTTCGTAAAAACTAAACGTAGTTGCTGAACCAACAATTGTGGATGATGCTGTAGTGGTTGTTATTCCAACCCCAGTTTTTCCATTTGTAATAGTCGAACCAGAACTAGAAGCTCCTCTACCTCTATCAATATCATCTTGGGATATCTCATATTTTAAATACATTCTCTCGACACCATCATAGTGTCTTTCATTGAAATATTGAATAGTGTCATCAACTAAATCATCAATCTGCTCATCAGCAACGTTAATTTCTAATACTGGAGCACCTAATCTCCTCAGACAATAGTCAATTAATTCTTGTTTTGTAGTTGGTTTTGCCATTAGAATTCTCCTCCATCAATTACAGATGTCCATGTTGGAATTCCAACAGCATTTGTTGTTAAAACAAAATAAGACTCTGTTAATGCATTTTCTGTGCTAGCAGCACCAATTAATTTACCAGTGTTATCGAAATATGCAATCCCGTTTGGTCCATCATAATCCCCAGAATCATAATATAATCCTTCAGTTACTGATGCAAAACCAGTAATTCTTAAATCACCAGTTAAAGTAATATCACTATCAAAAGTTGCTGTATCGGAAACATATAAATTGGTGGAAGTTACAAGACCAGAGAATTTGCCATCTCTCCATCTCTGGGTTGTAATACCAAGATCATATGTATTATCAGCATTAGGAACCAGATTAGATACAAATTCACCCGTAACATTAATGTTATCTGTATTTGCATCACCAATTCCAATTGTTCCACCTCTAAAGGTGGCATTACCTATAAATTCTGATGTACCTTCAACCTTTAAAGAACTACCAATAAAGGTATCATTACCAACGTATAAATCTCCACCAGTAGTGGTTATACCACCGGCAGAGGCAAGAGTAGTAACACCTACAGATTTAAAACTCGAATTTACTACTAATTCATTTAAAATATCAACAGCAGCATTAACATCAAGATCGGATGCAAAAGTTGAAAATCCAACTACCGATAATCCTGCGCCAACATTAAGATTTTTGCCAATCCCTGCTCCACCTGTTACAATTAATGCACCATTAGTAGGTGCATTGGAGTCAGTGGTATTGCTAAAAGTTACTATTCCAGATACATTGAGAGTAGAAGAATCAATAGTATCTGTTAGATAAAAAGATTCAGTAACAAGATCCCATACTAAAATCATTCCATCCCTAGTTTTTAGGGTAGAATTTACGTCAGATAAGTTGAGTAGTCGTGTAGGTGGTGCTGAGGCGTTGGATAGAACACGTATTACATTCTGTGAGCCAATCCTATCGTTAATACTTGGCATTACCTGGTTACCCCTGCTCTTACTAATGCTGCTCCTTCCACAGCTTTATATTCTCTACCAGAATTTGTTATTTTCACATCAAAAACGTATCTACCTGGTTTCAAACTAACAGATTGAGTTCCAGTCAAAGATATGGAAATAATTCCTTGCTCTGGACTAGTAACAGTAGAAGCAAAAGATACTGCCGTAGAAGATCCATAATGTTTTCTCAATTGGGCTTCAGTTGAAGCATCGGTCAATATCAAAGGCGAGTTTGTTCTCGTATCCTCCAATTGGAAAGATGTATCAAAATCATATCCCGCTTCAATTACTATGTTGGATACATAAACTGCCATTATTTGAAACGATTAGTATTCCTTTAGATATTTATATTCTTAGTATCTACCTATCTTTATTTATCAGATGCATTAACAAAGATTTTATCTCTGTAATATCACTTTTTATCTGCTCAATTTCTTCTCTCTGCTTCTTTTTTTCAATCTTCATTTTCATGTATTGATTATATTGATTGGTATCAGTATTAATAATTGCACCTGATTCTTCACGAAACAGGTGCTCGTGGTCTTCAACTCTTATTATTCTAATGCAATCACTCTAAGGTCTTTATATCTTGGAGCGTATGCCTCATTTGTACCGCTAGAAACAATTTTGATTCTAAAACCAGTAAATTGTTCCAATTCATCAGCACTAAATTGATACTCTAAGAACTCACCATCTTTACTTGCTGGTACAAACGCATCTGGTCTACCACTATTTTTAGTGGAATCTATTACCTTATCACCAAATCCATCACCATCAGTATCAGTAAGATTATCGTATCCTGGGAATAATTCGAAGGATTGTTCAATACCAGAAGAATCAACTCTAAACAATTCATAAAGAACTCTAAAGTCCGCTGAGGAATGTCTATATGCGGAAAGAATAACTTTCAGCGACGTTGCTGGTTGTTTTAGATTAACTCTTCTAGAAACATAAACCGCTTCATGAGGATCTGCATCAATTGAGTTTGCACCACTCTGAGATGTATAATCACTTACTGGTGAATTGAGTCTATCGCGTACAAAAGTAATATTTGCAGTCGAAGTATCAATAACTGGAGATAATCTTTCATCACCACTTAGTTCTACACCGAGAGTAAATGATTTATTTCTAGGTAAGTCTGAGAGTCTTTCAGTCTCAGTTACCTCAGATGCTACCAGTCTGGTGGAATTCAAATTATTTACTCTATTAAGTTCAACTGGTTCGAACCCTTGATCTGCAAATGATGCCTCAGAACCTGATACGCTTGTACCAGAAACAGTTCTAATATCTGCAGAAATTTTGGTTTCTTGACCTGGTGTTATAACACTCAATTCTGGAATAATAGCGTTGAACTGAATATTCTTGGATCCAGTTGCATTCTTTCCACCAACAACATTTTCGTCAGTGAAACTCAATTGAGAATCGCCAGTTGCTCTATCTGTACGTGAAATTTGTAAATAATATTTGTCAATATCACCAGCAGATTTGAGAGTAGCATTTGTTGGTAAGTTGTGATTTCTGTTGATTCTTGTTAAAGAAACACCATTTAATTGATATGGGTATACTTGATCGTTAATACTATGATTGCTAGCAAGTGTTCCATCAACACCTCTTGTTGCAATTCCCAAAGTACCTGCTGGAGAAGAACCAGCAGTTACGCTATCATAGAAAATAATTTCGTTATCAATCTTGACATAACCTTTCGAGGTTGAGATACCTTCAAAAGTTGAGAATATTGAAGTGTTTGCAACAGATATCGTTGTAGCACCAGATCCAATAGCAGCAGTCAGAGACGTTGGAATTGTATTTGGTTCAATATTTGCAAGAGTTACCAAGTTGTTGTCAGCGTGCATTCCATGATTATATTGATTAATTTCCAGTACTCTTCCATCATATAGATCGCTAATAGTTGTTGATGATGTAATATCTGTGTTTGCATAAGAAACTGCAGTAGCTCCATCATAAACAACCAAATCTTGACCAGAGGTAAGTTCTTGACCTTGTACATTTGTCAGATACAGGGTATCAAATCCGTTAAGAGCAGAGACTGTAATTTGTGCTCCAGAACCCTTCGTTACATCTGAGGTTGTAATACCAAGAACGTCACCAACAACATATCCACTACCAGGTGTTGTTATAAATGGATCACCACTAAGAACACCAGCAGCAAATGTAACCACACCAACAGCACCCGTACCAGAACCTGTAATTGAATACAGGGAAACACTACTGAAAGTACCGTTGCTATATCCAGCACCGACTATTGTGTTGGATACTGTACTCAATTTACCACCGACTTGTTCAATATATCCATAAGGACCTGTGTCTGAAGTTGTATCGCTAACTTTTCTACCAATAGTAAGAACAGAATCTAAAGCAGTCGAAGTTGTAATACCAACTTTTAACTTTCTTGGTAAAGTTCTTACGGAATTACTAGTTAATGTCGTTACATCGTCCAGATTGTCTATGACAGGATTGTAGAAGTATGCTGTACCTGATGTTGAAGTAAAACTTGCTCTATTAAGAACAAATTTCAAATCTTCAAACTGACTTGCTGTCCAAATAGTACCATTTTGAGATTTGAACAAACTTCCGCCAGTATACTGTTGACCAATCTTTATGGTTTCAGCGTCTGGAAGTGTTGAAGTCTCAATAGTATTTTCACCCATTCTTGCAATCCAAACTTCATAATTATCTGAAGTTGGTGACAGTAATACTAAAGCGTATTCAGTATCTGGTTGCAAATAAATTGGAGATGGGAAATTGACTCTTGTAGATACTGATGCATCTGTTGATGTTGTGATTTCACTTGGACTTACAGCAACAGAAGCATAATCTTCAACTAACTGTGCTGTTGGTGTACCCAATTCTACAGTTCTTACTTGAACGATTAGGTCTTCAACAGTATCTTTGCTTGCAAAGTAAAGATCGACAGATGACAAGAATAATCCTTTATCAGAATCGGTAGTGAAAGACTGAGCAAGAGGGTCAACTCTTCTTGGTGGTGGTGGGGGTGGTCTTCTTACAATTACTCTGGTTTGTCTGAAGGTATCAATTCTACCACTAGTACTGTAAGTAGTTTCTCCACTACTAATCAACAAACTTCCTGGAAGTGGTTCAGCATTAGTCGAACTAGAAGTAAGTTTGAAGGTACTAGTTCCTGTTGAGAATCTCAATGGTGGAACTGGTGAAGATAATGGATTTCTAATGAAGAATACACCAGAAGCACTTCCATTCAAATCTGTAACAACTCTGATGTTAGATACGGTTGCTTGAGCACCACTTGTTTCGCCAATCAAAACCATACCAACTGTCAAGTATCCACTAAATCTACCATCACCTCTATCGGCAAGTGAAAGATGATCTACATTCAAAACAGTTGATGATGCAGAATAAGAAGTATCTAATTCTATTGAGGTGTTATATGGATTTGAAGAATATGTTGTAGATGGATTATCATAAGAACCAGACTTGTGGTTTGGTTGAGCAACTCTTACATTAAACAAATTGCTAGATCCAACAAAACCTCTGACTCTTTCACCAACACTAAAGACACCAGATGTCATCTCAATTTCAACTAACTTGGGAACTATATCAATTCCAGAAGTATTATCGAAGAATGGATAGTATCTTGTAAATGCTTTCAATCCAGTAACATTGTATGCTACGTTTCTTGAGCGGATGAATGGATCTCTAACGCTAGAAGTTCTAACAGTTTCGGTATAAGTGCCGTCAAAACTACCAGTTTGCTGTCTTGTTCCACCATCAACATAAATTGTTCTTACCCAAGAGTCTGATGATGGTGTAAGTTGTAAATTACCAACATATTCAACCATGTTAAATGGATTTACATTTTCAACTCTAGAAGCAAATGCTTGTGTCTTCCAAGCTACTTCGGAATATTTCAGAGTGATTAAATCACCAGTCTTCTGAACATTAGAATCCAATAGACTTAGATTTGTAGAAAAATCAGCAGTGTCTTGATTCAAAGATGAATTCAGTGCTACTACTGGTTTGAATCCAAAAGTATCTCCCTGACATAACAGTAAATTATTCTCTGTATCAATATCAAACTTAGAAAGTTCTCTATCACTTCTATCAACAGATTTAAAGTCATCTACAAAGAAACCTGACTTAAATCTATCAAGTCCATCAACATCTCTAATTTGTAATGTTTTGGTATTAACTTCTAACAGAGATAATGAAGTTAATGTTTCTAGGTTCGTAACCCTATCATCAATCTTACCAATATCTCTCATCGTGTATCTTCTGTTATCAACAACAGAAATTTTTACATCATCAGTATTGTAGAGATATGCTGGATACTCAATAGTTGCGATATCCATCGCTTCTTCTACATTAATTGGTTCCTTAGGACTTGTGGAGGAAACACCCTTAATTAAAGTGAAATTACCCTCTTTATCTAAAACAACCTTATCGATTCTTGGTAGATAGAAATTGTATCCAATCAGAGAACTTTCTTGAGGAGAAACAACTAATGTTGGATTGATGGATGCCGTTGCAAAATTTCTATTTGCAAAAGCGAATGGGGAACTTGAAGAAGATGAGAATCTAGCAACTCTTGGTCTAAAGTCAAGAGTATCTGACGCTCTAACATTACCCTGCAGTGTTGGAATATCATCTGAGAATCGTTCTTCATCATAAGAATTTACGGTGTATACATCACCAGTATCACTCGTTGGTATGCTATAGTAATCGAAAATTACTTTCAGTTTGTGACTTGGAACATATGAATTATTCTTCCTAACAATTCTGGAATAATCATAATAATGTTCTCTCTGACCTTTGTCTAAACGATAATTATCAGTAATGTCTTGATAATTGCCAAGAGTAATTGATTGTATTGTGGAAGAAATATTTGACTCTTTAAAATCAACTATTTCACCAGCAACAAATTTATTAGAATTTAAATATACAAATTCAACTACAGTAGCAGAAGATCTTGTTACAATTTGGGCGATTGATCCACTAGTTCTTCCAACTATCTTCTCACCTAAGATTGAATTTGTATCTAAACCTAAACCAGATGGGAATTCTAAAGAGTCTAACGTAATAGAATTAGAATCATATGACTCATAAACTGCAATAACTTTTGCAACGTCTGGAAGATTTAGTGAAATTTCCTTATCTTCTACACGTAAACCATAGTAAGAATTTTGTGTTAATCCGTTAGTACTTGTAGATATTCCAGAACGAGTATTTGAAATATCTATTTTTTCACTTCTAACATATTCCTTTTTCTTATCTTTAATACCGTTTTTCTTGAGTGTTGTATTGACAATAACTGAAGCACTTCCAGTAAGTCCACTCAAAGTTACACTATCTCCACCAGAAGAAAGTGTAAATTGATCGGAAGTCAAGTCCTCTACAGAACCATCAGTTTGGTAAAATACACCGTATCTTTCAGCGTCAAATGTTTCAAAGAAAGAACTAGTAATACCTGTATCTGAAGAAGTTAATGTTAACGTACCATCAGCAGCAGTTGTTTTGCCAGTGATTTGTTTTGATACTATTAAATTAGAACCAAAAAGACTTACTGAAGATACGTTATCAGATTCGATCTTAGAATATAATCCACCACCATCTTTAACTAATGGATTACCGAGTGAAAATGTTACACTCTCGGTAGAAACTGGAAGATCACCACTACAAACACCATCTACACTTGAAATTGCTGAAACGGTCATTGAAAGACCATCAGCAGATACTGAAGAAACTCTATTAAAAGTTTCTGTGCTTAGACCTGAAATTTGATATCTTAAAATGGAATCAGTTTTAATACCAACAAAATTGTTTCCCGGAGAAGTTACATTTCCACCAGATGTAATTGTAACAGTATCCGTAATACTAAAAGATTTTGGAAGGGACTTTTGAAGTGATAAGTCGGCAACAAAATCTGTAGAAAAACCTGATATAACTGAAGAATCTTGGTAAACAGATTTAACATCTTGGATACCATATACTTTTGCAGAAACAACAGATCTTGAAAGTTCTGATGTTTCATTAATCAGAATTTGCTCTCCTGCAATAAAGGTTCCAGAAGTCTGTGTGAGGGTTAGAACGGTCCCTGAAGCAGCGGTAACTACATATCCAGACGCTCCACTACTAACACCCCTGATGAACGACGTTGCTGGACATTCAGAGGACGTTAGAGAGGTGTTTACGGTCAAAGATGTATATGTCTGAACATCAAACAAATACAAATCCCAATCAGTTGCTGCATTTGAGTATGGTGCATCAGATACACCGAAAGAATATACTCTTGCTTCACCAACTTTAACACCAGTTCCTGCTGTGTTAGAAGTTTTTCTTTGACTATACAAGTCAATTGTATAGTTATTATTTACACCAACAAAAGGAGTACCGGAAACATTATTCAGTTTAATCAAACTACCAAATTCAAATGGTACTAAGGATGATTCAACCGTTTCTGTATCTCTTGGTTTATCTGCGTCCAGTACTGTTGTGGATACTGATTCAACATCATATCCTCTAACATAAGCTTTTCCAGCAGATACTTTAACTGCTAAAAGATCTTCTGATGGAACATTTCCATCTTCGGTTTTTTGTGATGAAGTATATACACCTTGATTGGATAGTCCATCATTAAGAGATTCTTTTACAGAAACATCAAAGTTACCTATTGAATAGTCACCAGACTCTTCATAAGTTCTCTTCGCAAAATAATCTTTAATTATGCTGTATTGCGACTTATCCTGTAATTTTTTAATTACACCAGATTCTAACTTAATTAACTCTATAAAAGATGTATCATTGTAATCAGTTAAACTCTTCTTAGATAGTGTTGCTGTAATCTTTAATCTATCTGCACCAGGTGCAGAGTAATTTGAGAATCCTTTTGCATTATCATACAAAGAATTATCATCTTTTGCAGTTACAAGTTCTTCTAGAATGGTGAGACCAACTCTATATGATGGAGAACTTGTATATGGATCTAATACAATTGTATTAGAAGAAACATCTACAAAAGTACCTCTGATAAAATATACCCCAGCACCAATGGAGACAGAAGAACCTCTAGCACAGGCATCTTGTGCTACTAAAGAAGCAACTGTATCGCCCGCATTAACAGAAGTGTTTCCGTAAGTAAATGACTCTTCAACTATAAGAGTCTCCCCATCATTAAAATATGAAATTTCGCTATTACTACCAGATCTTAAATATTTTACAAATAAAGTAAAATCTGTTGTACCATCAGCATCAGATTCTGCAAGATATTTGTCTACTACCGCTACTATTTGAGATGTTTGACCTCTAACTCTCTTTCCAACAAGTTTATCGGCATAAACACTAACATCAATACCAAGATGTTGTTCGTTTATCTTTACAGAATAGTATTCATTATCATAATTAACATTTCCGGGGATCACCATCGACCCCTCTTTGAAAATGTGACTTCCAAAAGATTCTACTTGATTTTGTAGAATTGATTGTAAAGTCGTTAACTCCCTCGCTTGTACTGGGAATCCTGGTTTAAATAAAACCCTGTAGAAGTTATTCTCCTTATCAAAATCATCATAGTAAGGGTTTATATTGAGATTTGTTTTCTGTGGCATTTTTTAGAATTCCAGGATAATTTTAACGTCTTCTTTTTGTCTAGAATTTCTTGAAATCTCTGGGCGGTTATCAAGATAAATTATATCCCCCGACCCTTTATTTATCTCAGGTGATGAAAGACCACTTGTAAATTGAGACCCCAAGGAAATAACTTTGTTGTTTACTGTAGTAGTGCTTCCAGTAAATGCGATACTGACAGAATGACTAAATCCAGATTTTTCTACTTTTTCTGTTGTTGACTCAAAAGCATATGCTTTTCCTGAAGTTGAAACACCAGTATAGTCAACCGTATCATATGTAGATGGATTGAGATACAAAGAACTATCTTGGAAGTACTTTGCTACTTTCGTTTCATTATCCCATGATGCAACATATGCTTTTGCTTGTCCTATTATGTTTCCTGTGCCAGCAAAAACACTTTGACTAATAACATCTCCAACTGAAAGGGTATCAGTTATTGTGGAATCAAATTTAATCGATCCTAAAGATGAAAAATTATTTGATGTATGTACAGAAGTCGAACCGTATGAAGTTGGATTTTTTACAATACCAATCTGAGAAAGATTTGTGCTTACTGGAAAATCTCTTGTAGAATCATCAAATCTTGAATAAACTAAAACCTTATCTGCTCCCAGTTCTCTGTAGATGTCATAACCATGACCCTTTGATGGTGGGATGATTGGGATTAAGTTTGCTCTATTTGCAGTAGCAACTACACTAGCAGAGATAGGACTTAAATCTACCATAGCAAATGTATAACCACTTCCACCAGAAGTTACTGTTGTATTAGTAATTCTATTGTTAACATCAACACTAACTATAACCTTTCCACCAGTTCCATCACCAACGATGTTTAGTGTGTGTTCTCCCGTAGAATATCCAGAACCTCTACTTTCAATATAAACTTTTTTAATCTGATTCAAATTAACATCAGAATTTGCATTATCTCTTACTGCTTTTATCTGAGCATTAGATGACGTTGACCAATTATTTGGCAAAGCAATATATTCGGTAGAATCGAATTTTATGATATCACTTGGAGCAACTGTAAACAAATACTTCCAGATGTACCCATCATTGCTTGTTCCTGCTTTTGATGGTTCCAAGTCTGTAAAAGTTGGTTCATCTAAAGAATCTTTACCTGTTGTAAGAATACCTGATGAACCATTATCAATACAAATATAAACTTTATATTCGCTATTCATTACATAATAATTTGAGTCATATAATCTCACAGAGGAATTTACTGGTGAAGGGTTATCGACGCTATAATCATGACGGTACATTTCATATTTCTTTCCTCTTTCCCAATCAATTCTTCTAACAACTCTTCTAGCATTAGTAGAGGTAACACGTTTACCATACATCATAACGTTACCGACAAAGTTGCTATACTCAAAATTGTCGGTTGGACTTGGTGTATCAGTATCCCAATCAGGTTTTCTAAAAGAATCATCAGGGGATTTTGGATTAGATAATCCTACAAAAACATAATATGAATTAGAAGTATCTTCTATCGAATTTATAAAATTTTCAGCGTTTAATATTCTAAACTGATCTGTTACAATTGCCGCCATCTTAATAGCTTTTTTCTATATTTATAACTATCCCAGATCTTTTCTAAGACCACCAGTTTGTCTCAGTCCATATCCCCTTCTTTGAATTGTTGGGAATGTGGACAATCCAGAATCAATTGTAAGACCAGTAACACCTATAGAAATTGGTGCAGATGCTCTGGTAAATCCAGATAATCTACCCCATGAGAATCTACCGACTGGATTTGTTGTAGACCCAGTAGTTACTAATCCAACAGTATTTGTTCCAGAATCAACGTTGACAACTATCTCAGCGTTTTGTGATGAAGAACTGATTGATTGAATCTTGTAAATATTATCTGAGAAGCTTGTTCCGATTCCAACAACAGCAGAATTACTATCATCAATTGATGTTACACCAGAACCAACTCCAGTATCAAATATGTAAATTGGATATCCAGAAACTAAACCTGTCCATGGAGATGCATCTGAAGAATTCAAGAAGAACTTAATTGCAAGTGGAGTTCCGGAACCAGTTGTAGTAGTAATTCCAGTAACAATACCAGATGAACCAATTACAGCATCTATTTCAACAACATTCTCATAAGAGACATTTGTAGTTGGAGTGAGAACTTGTGGTGGTTGTGTTCTGGTATAACCAAATCCAGCATTAACTACCGTTGCTGAAGTGATGCTTCCACCAGTAACTGTTGCTGTGGCGGTAGCAGTTGTACCAATACCGACACCAATTGTTGATGGTGCTGCGATAGATATTGAAACTGATGAACCAGAATATCCAGAACCACCATCGTTTATAGTCAGTGAAGAAATTGTACCAGCAACTGAGACAACAGCAGTGATTGCCGCAGCAACAGGATCACTTCCAGTAACTATAAGACCATTAACTGAACTGATTATAATTGAAGACTCATTTTCTTCATAATTGAAGAATTGTGCATCATCTACAAATATCTCAGTATCAGTGGTTGTTAAATCTCCAATAATTCTTGCTGTTGGATAAACTTGTGACTCAATAGAATCTCTAGATTTGGAAACAACTTCTCCTGCAATAACAGCATCGACTTTTTGTTTTGTCCAGTCAATAGGTTTGAAATTGACTTCATCAATACCAGAACCACTATAAATGTTTGTTTCTATTATAGAGGACTCTGTAAAATTAAATACTGTTCTTTCTTCTTGGGTGACAGTTGAAGGATTACTTTCGGTTTCTTTAACAAGTACGATATCACCAGGTTTGATAGTTTCTTTTACAACATCGTTCCCTACTTGTATACTATCAGTATTTCTAGTTCCTCTATAGAAGAATATAGAAATTTTATCTCCATCACCAGTAACTGGATCAACCGCTGATGGTGGTTCAGTAAAGATTACTGAAGTGCCTCCATTAAATGAATATGCTTCACCAGGTTCTTGAAGAATGCCATTTATGAATACTAAGAGAAGATAATTTAAGTCAATGTCAGGATTTGATGTTTCAAAACTCAGAAGACTGCCATTATAATTGAGTGGGAATCTAGTTCTAGAACCATTTTGGAGACTTGATATTGAATCTATGTAGTCTAATTCACCAAATTGCCAAGATGCAAATGAATCTGAGAATGTATCAAGAACTGTCAGTTGGAATTGTTCTGATATAGAAGGTAGATTTACATCTGTTACTAATCCTACAGGAGTAAATACGTCCCCAACTTTAAATCCATAACCTGGTCTAGTAATCTTGAAGGAAGATATTGAGAACAGTGTTGAACCAATACCAGTTGTTGATGCATAACCAGTATCTACTGATATCAGTAATCCAGTACCAGTATCAGTTGTAGCACCTATTCCTCTTCTAGAAACACCAGTTACTTGAAGATTTTCATATGATGGTTCAGAAACAAATATTTGTGGATTTGTATATCCTGTACCACCAGCACCCACTGCAAATGCGAGTGTGCCACCAGCACCAACAATAGCAGTAATAGATGCGGTATCACCATCATGATTTTCTTCGAAGACGCTGATACCAATAGAAACTATTCCATTATATCCAGAACCATGATAATCTGTTGTTCCAAGACCAACAGATACAATAGATCCACCAGCACCGACAACAGCAGTTACAGAAGCTCCAACTAATGGTGCATATCCAAGACCTGGTGTTGAACCGAGGGAAACAATAATACCACTTCGTGGTAACTGGTTCTGATTGATATCATAATCTGATATAAACAGATCACCACCAGGTACAGTTGTTATACCTGTAAATATTATGCTCGATACACCGACACTCTCAGTGTATTCGTAATTATTTCCGATATTATTTACAGTTGATGGAGTTTGGAATATATCATTAATTAAAACTAATCCACTACCAGTTTCAATTCCAGTAGTATTTGCACCCCCAACAGTTATCGTATAAGTTGCACCAATTCCAGTGAAATCTTTTGAAATATTGTCATATATCTTGTTTGCAGTGTAATCATTTCTCAAATATACTCTACCACCAAAATTAGATCTTGCAGTTGGTAAGTTGCTCGCATCGACGGAATTGGTATTATTTCCTCTAGGTGCTTCTGTAAAATGTACTTTATTGTTAACAATATTAAATGAACCAGAATAAACGTTTGCGGTAGTACCATCAGTGTGTGTTGAAGATGAACTTCCGACAGCACCTCTAGTAACCTCAACAAGGTTGAATGATCCAGTTTCGGTTATAGGTCCGACGGATGTTGTCCCTAAACCAACAGATACAACCTCAGCATATTCATTATCAATCTTCAATAGGTCACCAACAAACAGAGAAGAAATGCCAGTAACAGATAAGAAGGTATCTGTGGTGTTAATTGAACCACCATTATCTGTTAAATCAGTCTGCTTTTTGGTGTATGCAATAGGACTTTGAATAACATTATCTACCGTGAGAACGGTTTTTTCCATTCTCTTAGACATTTCGAGAGTATGAGCGTTTCCAGTTCCTGCAGAACTGAACGTTACTGCTGTTCCAGCATTAGCATTTGCTTTAGAAGTTGCCAACTTAAACTGACTGGTATTCAATCTAATAGCATAAACTTCATCTGGGAGGTCTGCTGCACCAAAAACTTGTATATCACTATAAGAAACACCATCAAAAGAAGAATTTGAAGCATAATTCAGTTTTTCCCCAGTATTGAAGAAGTGGTCTGCAATTGTGAATGTTCCAGTAGAAATATCTAATATATTAGTGTCTTCTGGATCAAATGTCTTTTGGAAAATTGGTGTTCCATCGGTTTTAAGTTCAAAATCTAATATATTTCCTCTAGCACCGTTTCTACCATTAAATGGCTTAATGTTATATGATTCTAAGATAGTTCCATAGTTAAAACTATTTGCTATATTAATAAAATCACTTTCTGTCTGGAAAATTTCACTATAAATTTGTGTAGTTACAATACCAGTTACATCTGAGTCTGGATAGAAATTAACGACTAAATTAGAACCAACAATTGCAGAGGCAAATGTACCGATTCCAGTAGAACTTGTATCAGAAATAAATGGATATTGGGTTAAATGTGCATCAGTTCCTACACCAATAACTAAAAACTGATGTAGAGCTGTTGTATTACCATATCCAACTCTTACATAAGATTTAACGGAAGTTACATCATCTTTTGATAGAGATAAGATTGTAGAAATTCCAGTTGTATTCTCATAATTTGTTTGCAGTCTAGCGTTCTTAACAGATGAATCTGGTTGAGAAGTAGTCTTAAATATGTGTGTTCCAATTCCAACAGAAGTTAAACCAAATCCAACAGTCTTAGATCTGACTAAAACATTATCAGGATCTTCGTTGTTGTAACTGACGGAAATAATACCACCAGATATATCTGCACTAAAGTATCCTATGAAGTTTTGATTGATTTGCAATAACTCATTATTATCAAGATAATATTCGGAAAGATATGTATCTGTGCCATTATGGTCCACATAAATTTCTACGTAGTTGATTTCATTAGTTGTTAGATTTTTAATCTCAGCGTTAATAAACAAAGACTTTGTGGAAGAAGTGCTAGAACTAAATATCGTCTCAGTAGAAGCTGCTGCAACTGAAGTATTGGTACTTGTTAAATCTACAAATCCTACAGATGAAGTACCAACTCCTACTAAATCAGTATTAAAATTGTTCCTTAAAATTTTGATATCATAATCTTTGGTAAATGGATCATTTGGAACAAATCTTAAAGATAATTGACTAGTATTATCATCCACAAATCCAGATAACTCACCAATCTCATTAGAAGTATTGTAAATAGACCCTCTTTCCGCTGTAATGATGTCAGGTCCTGTTGTTGGTACAGTGATTACTTCAGTTGCTTGAACTTCAGTACCATCAGTGTTTTTAATCTGAACAAAAAACTTATTGTATCCAGTTGAAATATCATAATCAACAACATCTACAAACAGTTCTGTTTCTCCCTCGGAAGAAGAGAATTGTGAACTTATATCATCAATTGGTAAAACTAAGTTTGAAACACAATCAATATATGGTGTTAAAGTCTTAGTTTTAAAATCTAAGAATTTGGACTTAGAATCAAAAGTATCGGTATCCAATACCAAATCAAAATCTTTTATTGTATCTACTCTCTTTTCTTCAATTATATTGAGAACTGCTAAAGTTGATGATAGAACAGTGTTACCAACACCCACCTTTGATGTGTTTGTTATTTCTGTATCTGCAAAGTTTTTGAGACCACTAGTATGCAGTAAACGATTTACTGGATTTACAATATCATCATACTCTTTTGGACTCTTTACAGTATATGAAAGATTCTGATAGTAATCATTATCTGGTGTTACTTGGTAGTCAGAGTTAAGTTTTCCAACATCGTCAGACCATCCAATATCTCTTCTATTAGAATAGTCTATTTCAAAGAATGCTCTATTATTGACAATAGAGTCAACAGTTGCTGTTGTTCCAGAATTTTTACCAAGTAAAATGTCTGACTTTTTAATTTCATATGTACCTTTGACTTTGATACTACTATCAATACTTTCTGTAACTGTTAAATTTGTCTCATAATATGAACCAGATCTTAATACTAATAATTCTTCTCCAATATTAAATTGAAGTGTTTCTTGTGTTATTGTAAATGTAGGATAGTTAGATTGTTTTACAATCGTAGCATAAGAACTTTGTGTTGTTTCAGCAAATCCTGGATTTGTCGTATATTCGGAAATATCTACTGAAACTACTGCTGGACTTGAATTTGTATAACTTACAA